CGTGGGCGGGAATTCACCGCGATTATGAGAAGGCGAACGGGGCGCAAATGATGGGATATAGATATTACCAGTTTGACCGTGAGATGGTCGAGGATGGAACGGCGATCCGCGCGATTTGTGAGTGTCTCGGGAGGTGCGAGGGGTGAGAGTTATATCGTTAGGCTGGGGAGTTCAAAGTTTCACGCTTGCGGCTATGGCGGCGCTGGGAGACTTGCAAAAAGTTGATTATGCAATTCACGCGGATACTACGCATGAACGGGCAGCCACCTATGAATTTGCGGATAGTTGGAGCTGGTGGTTGGAAGTATCAGGCGTTCCAGTTATCACCGTCAAAGCGGATGCCGCCAAAATTGTCAACAATTTTGGCGGAGTGATGATCCCTGCGTTTATCGAGAACGGTGGAATGATAAAACGACAATGTACTGACAATTGGAAACGGATTCCGATTCGCCGTTGGTTGCAGGCACATAGGAAAGGCGAGCGGGTAGAACAATTGCTTGGTATCAGCCTGGACGAAGTTCAGCGTATGCGAGATTCAGACGTGAAATATATTGAGAATGTATATCCGCTAATTGATAAACGCATGACGCGCCACGATTGTATCTTGTACCTTCAGCGTCATGGAATACAAGTTCCTGAAAAGTCCGCATGTGTATTTTGCCCGTTCCAGAATCAAAGCGAATGGCGGGCGGTTATGGATAATCCGGGCGATTTTATCAAGGCGACCTACAATGACGAGTTTATCCGCGAAGCGAGGATGCCTGGCAGGTTATACGTTCACCCAGCGAGAGTACCACTTGGAGAGGTTGACCTGCGGACTGCCGAAGAAAAAGGGCAGTTATCACTTTGGGATAACGAATGTTCAGGAGTATGCGGAGTATGACCGACCTTGACGTGATGATGAACTGGTTTGCGCCGGACGAGGAAACACGCGAGACTTACTTCGCTCGCTGTGGCACGCACGTCACCGCTGACAGGCACGCGACAAAGATATTATGCGAACCGTGCCGGCGGGAGTCCAGCATTTTGAACAGCCGCAATCAGCACGCCAAGCACGCGGGCGGGTACGCCTCCACCGGTGACCCCGAAATTGACCTGGTGATGGCGTTGATACTGCACGCGGTACGTGAGGCGAAGGCTGGCGACCGTGACGCGGCACAATTCCTTGTAGCACATGACGGCGCGGAGTTATGGCTGAAATGCGTAGGCATTGGCGTGACGAACCAGATGCGCCGGAAGCTGGAATTATTAGCGATTGGAGCGGAATGAATAGACCAACAGAAGATGAAGCGGAGTACAACATCATTATCGCCGCCCTCACACCCACCCAGGCGAGGGCGGTGACCCTTATACGTCTCGGATACCGGAAATCTGACATTGCGCGCAAAGAGGGAAAGAGCAGGTCAACAATTACACGAATATTCAACGAATTACGCAACAAACGGCTGTTTTCGTGACCATTAGTTAGTGAGGAATATTATGCGAAAAACTTGCGTTTGTGGTAAATGCATCACGCGGGGAGACCTGTGTAATATTTGCCTTAATATCTATGGCGCAAATCGGGCGGAGTGGCCGGAATGGCTGAAATTCCTTGTCAATGATATGCGGAAGGAACTCCGCCGAGAGCGCCGTATTGACGAACACGAAATCACTTTCACCGATTTAGGAGTGTACTAATGGCAGGACTTTTGAAATCACGCAAGTTTTGGCTGGCATTGTTTGGCGTAGTCCAGACGGTTGTATTCCATTTCCTCCCCAACATTGACCCCGCGTTGTGGCAGGCTATTGACGCGCTGGTGATCGCATTGATTACCACAATCGCCGTTGAAGATGCTGCCGAGAAGCGAGCAGGCGGCGGCGCTGGATAGATTCATCCTTCCTCCTTTCCAGTCCGGCATCCTGCCAACAGGGTTCCTCTCTCTTTCCCCTATAAGGATGCCGGATCGGAGCGGAGCAGTGGGCAGAACAGGGGTAATGGTTGAACAAAAGAAAAACATTAATCTGGCATACTGAGCAGCGCAAACTTGGTGAATTGATCGAGTGGGATAAGAACCCTCGCCAATTGACAAATCACGATGCCGAACATCTAAAAAAGTCGATTGATAACTTTGGTATTGCCGATCCGCTGATTATCAATACGGATAACCGTATCGTTGGTGGGCATATGCGCCGCCGGATTATGCTGCAGAATGGATACAAGCCGGATGATACGATTGATGTGCGCGTGCCAGACCGGACGTTGACAGAGCGCGAAGCCGAAGAGTTGGCTATTCGCCTGAATAAAAATAGCGGGTCGTGGGATTTTGACGCACTGGGAAATAATTTTGAATTTGAAAATCTGATTGATTGGGGGTTTAGCGATGAAGAACTGACCGGGCTGGATTTTGGAGATACAGAACAGACCGGTGATCCTGTAGCGCAGATTGACACAAATCAAACACTGAAGTTGTCTGAATTGATGGATTTGCGCGAAAAATGGGACGTGAATATCGGACAAGTTTGGAGATGTGGTGACCACACTGTTATGTGCGGAGATAGCACAAAACAAGAAACTTTTGACACTTTGTTTGAGACGATCCAGAGACCTGAATATCTGATCTATGATCCTGACTGGGATTCCGGTTTATCTATTCCAGAATATGAATATCAGGGAATAATCGCTTACAGTGATGGATACAGGGCGCGGGATGTGATTAAAATGTTTGGGTTGCCGACGTGGATATTCGCATGGGATGGTTGCACCTCTTGGTATACTCCAAATCGTCCTTTGCGTCGTGCGAAGCTGGCGCTGTGGTTCGGAGATATTGAGCAATACAACTTCGACGGGGCTCATTATGGTGATGCTGGAGAAGAGCATGAAGTAAAAAACTCACGTGGAGCGTATACATTCCATCCCGACCCGCGCGGAAAGCACTTGAGCGACATCTTCCAGATGCCGCTTCCGCAATTACATAATGATGGATTTCATCCGTATGAAAAACCGCTTGATTGGGTGCGCCTGCTGATAGGGGACTGTTTCTCTGGTAATTCGGTGTTTGATCCGTTTTTAGGTTGCGGAAATACAGCACTTGCCTGCCAGCAGCTCGGGAAGTCTTGTGTCGGGATTGATATTGAACCGATGTACATCGCATTTCTACTGGAGCAATTTAGCAAGATTGGTATTCAGCCGGTGTTAGAGGTGAACAGTGTCAGTGATTTATGAGCCAACCGGATCGGCGCGCAGTGATGCAGCACTTGCGTTGAATATCTATCATGGATGTACGCATGCCTGTGCATATTGTTATGTTCCGTCTGCTACGTTCACAAAACGAGAAATATTTAACGCCAGGATTGAGCCTCGTGCTAACTTCCTGGTAATGCTGGAAAAGGACGCAATTGCGCGCTATCAGCGTGGAGAGGGTGGGCACGTTCTGATGTCGTTTCTAAACGACCCTTATCAACCAGCCGAATTGGAATACGGGTTGACACGCAAGGCAATTCAAATACTTCATGCTACAGGTCATACCTTTGTAACACTGACGAAGGGTGGAACGCGGGCGTTGCGCGACATCAAGCTATTTACGCCGCGCGATGAATTCGCCAGCACTCTAACAACTACAACAGATGAACTTAGTCGCAAGTGGGAGCCAGGGGCGGCGTTATTCGAGGATCGCTGTAATGCGCTGCGGACATTCCATGAAGCCGGAATACCTACGTGGGTGAGTCTTGAGCCAGTGTTGTACGAAGACGAAGTTTATAAGATCGTTGAAAAGACGCGAAATTTCGTCAATCATTATCGTATTGGACGCCTGAACAGAAACGCGCATGAAAAGACGATTAACTGGTATGGTTTTGCCGAGCGAGTAACAAAATTCATGCTTGAGAATGACATACCTTACTTCATTAAGAAGGAACTCCTTCCGTACTTACCGGAAGGAGTCCCAGATGTATATAGATGCCGGAGGCCTTAGAACAGCGATGGTTGCAATATCTGCGACGCGGATTTTATCTCTGTGTATTGTCCACCGATTCTACTCACCAGGATGAATCTATGGCAATTCAAAAAATTTTTGCATGTACACATCAATATGACCGGCCTGGATTCGTGCTCAAATATTTCCAGCCCGCCATAAAAATCCGCTATCCGAAACGGGAGATTCCGGTCTTTATAATTCACATTGCCCCATTGGGGAATATGGAGATATCTATCACCCAGCAGCTCCGCCAGTTTGGACTTGCAATATGCGGTTGTATACGAAAATGCGTGCAATCGCACGTCAAATATTACCCCGTTCAATTCATCCGCGATCTGCTTGATTTGCGATGGTTCAAAATTGGAATAGCCAATCATGTATATCATCTTATTCATTCTCGCCAAACAGATATCGTGCCCGGCGCAGAGCCTGGCGCTTGGTCAGATAACCACCAAACTCTTCAATCCGGTGGGTGTATTCCGTATGACATCCGGTCAATGCCCGTGTCCGAGCATCTAGCGGACGCTGATACTGTCCGGTATTCTCGTCCCACCATGCTACGGAATAACGCACATTTCCGGATTCATCGTAATACTCGTGAATATATTGGTCATATTTTGCTTTCATTTTGTCCTCCAATAGAATTGAATTTAACTTACACTTATATTATACGCGCAATTGTGCTCATTGTCAATAGGCAATCCGTGGTGATATGGCAAGAGGTTTACTAAGTTTATATGGGACACCGCAGGCTGAGCAAGAAGATGGTTATAGAGGCGCTGAAGAACAAGAAGGGAGCGGTCTACTTGGCTGCTGCCGACTTAGGATGCTCGCATACCGCCATCTATGCTTATATTAACAAGTATCCAGAGTTGCAAGAATTGAAGGATCAGTTTGACGAAGAGGTTACAGATATTGCCGAGCTTAATCTACGCAAAGCGGTGATCAATGCTGACCCGTGGGCGCTGAAGTATCAACTATCCACGAAGGGCAAGAATCGCGGTTACGTTGAGCGGCAGGAGGTCACGGGCGCGGATGGTGGGGACATAAAACATTCATTGACGG